ATTGGTGGTCCTGGATTAACTAATCAGATTGATTCTCAAGCACTTGCAAACAATATCTTAACCCTTGCAACTCAACGTAAAGATTGTGTTGCTTGCATTTCTCCATACAGAGATGCTCTAATTGGACCAGAAGGACCAAAAACTCCTGCACAGCAAACTGCAAATGTTAATGAGTTCTTTAACGGAATTACATTATCAACTTCTTATGGTGTATTTGATTCTGGTTGGAAGTACACATATGATAGATTCAACAACCAATTCGTCTACATTCCATGTAATGCAGACGTTGCTGGAATGATGGTTAGAACAACTCTTGAAAACTATCCTTGGTATTCACCAGCGGGTCAACAAAGAGGTGTCCTAAACAATGCAATCAAACTTGCATACAATCCATCTAAAGCACAAAGAGATCAGATTTATCCAAATAGAATTAACCCAATTATCTCTTCTCCTGGAGTAGGTCTAATTCTATTCGGTGATAAGACTGCTCTCTCTTATCAGTCCGCATTTGATAGAATTAATGTTAGAAGACTGTTCATTACTCTCAAGAAAGCACTATCTAGAGCTGCTGAGGCACAACTCTTTGAATTTAACGATACAATTACAAGAGCAAACTTTGTAAATATTGTAGAACCTTATCTTCGTGACGTACAAGCGAAGAGAGGCGTATATGACTTCCTAGTTGTTTGTGATGAGTCAAATAATACACCTGATATTATTGATAATAATGAATTCAGAGCTGATATTTACTTAAAACCAGCGAAGTCCATTAATTATGTTACACTCACATTTGTTGCTACACGCACAGGTGTTAGCTTTGATGAAGTTGTGGGTTCTGTTTGATAACTAAGTAAATTTAAAGGAGGAACTCTAAAATGTCTACCTTAAGAACAATCTCTGGATTTAAAGAAAGACTCGCTGGTGGTGGTGCTCGCCCCAATCTATTTGAAGTCAGCATCCCAGCATTCCCAGCAGACCTGGGAATCACTTGGGATAACGAATCGGTTAGAACTTTCAACTTCTTATGCAAAGCTGCTGCACTTCCAGCATCAAACATTGCACCGATTGAAGTTCCATTTAGAGGACGTATTTTAAAAGTTGCGGGTGATCGTACATTCGACACCTGGACCGTAACCGTCATCAACGATGAAGACTTCAAACTTAGATCTGCATTTGAACTTTGGATGAACGGAATCAGCAAACTTGATAATAACACTGGTGCTACTAGCCCAACGTCATACATGGTCAATGCTGAGGTTTACCAACTTGGTCGTGGTGCTGGTGGTGGAAGATTCTCAACCAACAACACTCAAGCAGCAGATGGAACTTCAATTAGTCCACTAAGAGCTTATAAGTTCTACGATATTTTCCCAACCAATGTATCTCAGATTGACCTTTCATATGATACTGGAGATACAATTGAGGAGTACACCGTAGAATTCCAAGTTCAGTGGTGGACTGCTGGCGAACTAAGCGATCAAACTGGGCAGCAGATTATCTAATAAATAGTAGAATAACGGTTCTAAACTTTATTCATGGCAAAACTATTTGGATTTTCTATAGAGGATGAAAATTCTCAATCACCTAATGCAGTATCCCCCGTTCCTCAATCAAATGAGGACGGGGTTGATCACTATTTAACGTCTGGATTTTTTGGTTCATACGTTGATATTGAGGGTGTATATAGAACTGAATATGACCTAATTAGAAGATATAGAGAAATGGCTTTGCATCCAGAAGTTGATGCAGCTATTGAAGATATTGTAAATGAAGCAATTGTATCGGATACTCATGATAGTCCTGTGGAAATTGAGCTATCCAATTTAAACGCAAGTGATGGAATTAAAAATAAAATTAGAGAAGAATTTGATTATATCAAAGAACTTTTGGATTTTGAAAAGAAGTCTCATGAAATATACAGAAATTGGTACGTTGATGGAAGACTTTATTATCACAAAGTAATCGACTTAAAAAATCCACAAGAAGGGATTCAGGAATTAAGATATATTGACGCACTTAAAATGCGTTACATCAGACAAGTTGAGAAGAAAGCAAATCCAAATGCTTTAATGTCTTCAAGACAGTCAATTGATGATCCGATGACTGCAGAATTTCCAAAAATTCAAGAATACTTTTTATATAATCCAAAAGGAGTAAGTGGATCAATTTCAGATTCATCAACAAGTAGCGGAAATGTTAAAATTGCAAAAGATGCCGTAGCATATTGCAACTCTGGACTTGTAGATAGAAACAAAGGGACTGTTCTTTCATATCTACACAAAGCAATTAAATCTCTCAATCAACTTAGAATGATTGAGGATTCTCTTGTTATTTACAGATTATCTCGCGCACCCGAGCGTAGAATTTTCTATATTGACGTTGGTAACCTTCCCAAAGTGAAGGCAGAACAATATCTTCGTGATGTTATGATGCGTTATCGTAACAAACTTGTATATGATGCATCAACTGGAGAAATTCGTGATGATAAGAAATTTATGAGTATGCTTGAGGACTTTTGGCTTCCTCGTCGTGAAGGTGGTAGAGGAACTGAGATTACTACTCTACCTGGCGGGCAAAATTTGGGAGAAATTACAGATATTAATTATTTCCAGAAAAAATTATATCGTTCACTGAATGTTCCCCCATCAAGAATGGATGGTGAAGGTGGATTTAATCTCGGTCGTTCTTCGGAAATTCTTCGTGATGAACTTAAGTTCACTAAATTTGTATCTAGACTTAGAAAAAGATTTACTAATCTTTTCAATGATATTCTCAAGACTCAACTAATTCTTAAGAATATTATTACCCCAGAAGATTGGAATTTGATGAAAAATCATATTCAATATGACTTCTTATATGATAATCATTTCTCTGAATTAAAAGATGCCGAACTTTTAATGGAGAGATTAAATCTTGCTGCTACTGCAGAACCATACGTTGGTAAATATTTCTCTCAAGATTTTGTTCGTAGAAAAATTCTCCGTCAAACTGATGTTGATATCAGAGAGCAGGATAAAATCATCGAAAAAGAAATTGAAGATGGTATTATTCCAGATCCAAATGCACCAGTAGATCCTATGACTGGTCAACCTATGAGTCCAGATCAAATTAATGGGGACGGTGGTGCTGTTCCCATAGATCCTTCAATTGATGAAAAACCAGTTGAAGCTCCCAAAATCCCCAAGGGTGGGGAAATTTAATAAATAAAACAAAGATTGATTAATTAAAATGGAAGAACTACTCGATATGTTTGCTGCTGATGAATCTCCATCAGAAATTAGCGATAAGATTAAAGAACTTTTATATGCAAAGTCTGCGAATGCTATTGACGAAATAAGACCTGCTGTTGCTGCGTCTTTACTTGGTTTAGATGATCAGGAAGAGGGGGATGAATGATAAGTGGATGAATTCAACCTTAGATTCTGAGATTTTTTCAGTTAGAGTATCAAATATTGGTTCAGATTCTACCGCTGTTGGAGTATCAATCAGGTGGAGAGAGATTTATTAATAAATAACTAAAAGTGTATTTAATAAAATAATGGCGCATAGACCAATTGGTGCGGGTATTTCACTTTCAACTACTGCAACTTCTGGGATGACCACATCCTTCGCAGTTAAAACAACCAACCTTAGAGTTGTTGCTGTAACTGCAGGTGCATTCATTGCGATTGGAACAAACCCCACTGCAACTACTTCAGATTATTATATTGCTGCTGGAGAATCTGCATCTCTTGCTTTAACACGAGCATCAAATAGAGTTGTTGGAATTACTACTGGAGCAACGACAACAATCACTTTTGCAGAGGGAACTCAAGCGCCATTTGGTGTTGGTGATTTTATTACATTGGAATCTTCTGGTCAAAGTTATTATAACTTTAATCATGTTGAAGTTATTTCCGTAAATACCTCTTCAAACTACAATGGTGATTTTCAGAGAACGATTGTAGTAAATCATAATTCTAGTGGTATCGTAACTGCATTTTCATCAAAAGATGCAACTGCGTATCTCTCTCAAAGAGTAGCAGCTAGAACTGAAGGAGGTTCTGGTGTTGTATATGTTCAACAAGTCCAAGTCACATCCAACGCATAACAATGAAACTCATCACAGAAGAAATCGAACAGGTTGAAGTTCTTACAGAAAGCGTAAATGGTAAAAAAACTCTTTATATTCAAGGGGTTTTTCTCCAGAGTGAGCAAGTAAACCGCAATGGTAGACTTTACAGACTCCCAGTAATGGAAAGAGAAGTAAAGCGTTATAGCGAACAATATGTAAATAAAGGTCGTGCTCTTGGAGAACTTGGACATCCTGATGGTCCAACTGTAAATTTAGATCGTGTCTCTCATAAAATTGTTGATCTTCATAGAGAAGGAAATAATTTTATTGGTAAAGCACAAATTTTATCTACACCAATGGGTAAAATTGCAGAATCACTTCTGAAAGAAGGTGTTACTCTCGGAGTCTCTTCTCGTGGGATTGGTTCACTAAAACAAACTCGTGAAGGGTATAGTGAAGTTGGTGAAGATTTTATGCTTGCAACTGCGGCAGATATTGTTGCTGATCCTTCTGCACCTGATGCTTTTGTTCAAGGAATTATGGAAGGAAAAGAATGGGTATGGGATGGTGGAATTTTAAGAGAGAAGGCGGCATCAAGAACATATAGACGTATCAATACGTTAGTTGATGAAAAAAGACTTGAAGAGCATAAATTAAACTTATTCAATAATTTTCTTGCAAATTTGTAATTTATAAATAAATATAGATTAAATAACTAAGGTTAATCGGAGAGTTCAAATGTCTCGTGGAGATTTACAAGAAATGGAAGTAGGCACAAAGCAATCCAGAACCGCTGTTAATGCTGGAGCAAAAGCAGCAGAGGGTATGCCTAAACTAACCACAGGTATTCCTGATGGTCAAACTGGAGGTT